CTCGCTCCTAGAGCGGGTCCACATCTCTGGCGGGGATTGGAGCCCCCACTTTGATCCGAGGTGTATTCCTACACCTGGTCTAACGTTTAAAACCGTTGGACCGCTTCGTGTTCTGAACACCTTTCTTAATTGAAGGGGTAACAGTTCTACGAACCGTGCGTTTCTTTTCTCTTGGAGACAAGAGGAGTTTATCCGCACGGTACCTCGTAACTTCTCTAAGGACAGTCCGTATCTCGGATGATTTCAAGATATCGGTCTGTAGGAGCGCGAGTAACCAGGTCTGATTCTGGATTCTCGGGTCCTTTGAAGCAAATATATCCATAGGGATATATACGGGTGTGCCTTTGGCATTAACCGACTTCAATCCTTGCGGACTCAGTTGCCTGTCGGCAACAGGCGTACCGCGAGAAGCTGCGTCTTCTAGGGCTATCTGGTCCATCCTTATCAAGGGATGATCCCAGACCCTTAACAGATCGGTCCTGGTCGGATCGACATCAGGCGCCCACCTAAGGGCTTGTTCCACAGTATAATCATCATAATGTGGAATCTGATGGTCCCCTTGGAAGCCGTTAAAAAACGTCTTGACAAGGGATGCTAGACTCTGGTAAGGTATGACGATATCATCGTCATTGACCGAGAAGAGACTTTGGGCAATGGGGTCCTGTAGTCTGCTTTCTAAAGGCAGCCCATCAGGATTCCACCCCATCCCACCTAAACACTCTGGAACCTTTGCGACAGCGTCGACAACATGACGCTGCCCAGGTGTGAGCAAGCGGCGGGCTTCCGGCCCGTAATTACGTGCGACGTCCATAAAGGACGCCCACGACGCTTGTTTCCACTTAAACTGGGGGACCATCATATCTTGTATGATGATCTTACCCGCGAATTCAGCAACCTTTTTGCTGACGAGTGTTTTGGCTTCAGACACCTTACAACCGAGGTTGTCAAGCGTCGCCCGGTACCGTCGATGTACCTCAGCATTTGAGATACATACGTCGTCACCGAGCACGACAAACGTTTCATGTGGTTTCACTCGGCATTTGTTGCAAATGCCTTCAAGCAACACATTGTGTGCTA